AGTCGCTGTACAATATTTATATGCCATAGTTGCCTCCTTTTTTATTATTGTAAATCATTTTAGCTTGTTGTTAAAGTGTTAATTACTACATCTGGTGCTAACCATTCTTCTGTTGAAGTACTTGCTCCATTTCCACCTAGTTTAATACTAATGCTTGATGGACTACCTGTTGCAGCAGCTATCTCATTTAATGCATTTCCTACATCGTTAACTTCCGTCCAACTTGTACCATCGTAAAATTCTGTATTTGCAATATTTGTTGGCGTTGGCCCTGCTCCAGCAAATATTATAGCTGAAGTAGATATTCCAGAACTTCCGTGTCCTCTTCTAGCAAAATTTACTTCTGCAACTTCTGTCCAACTTGTTCCATTCCAAATTTCTGTATTAGTTACATTTGTAATTGAAGGAGCTGAATCATAATGTGCACCTGCCGCAAATACTCCTGCTGTTTGAGTTCCTGCATAAGAACCTGCTCTAGATCTATTTACATTGGCAATTTCTGTCCACGAAGAACCATTCCAACTTTCTACATTAGCTGTGGTTCCTGTAGGAAAAGGAGAACTAGGTATAAATCCACTTACAACAATTGAAGCAGTTTGTGTTCCACCAGCTGCATTATATATTGCTCTAGGTGTTGTTAAATTAGTTCCAGATGTCCAGTTTGTTCCATCAAAATCTTCAACAGTTGTTCCAAAATGTGGTGCTGGTCCACTGGCTACTCTTGTTCCAGCACCTTGAGTTCCTAATCCTGCAGTTCTGTAACCTACAACACTCATACTATTTGTAGGTGACCAACTTGTACCATTATAAGAATCTGCTGTATTAGTTACTGCAGGTATTTCTCCACCAAATACTACGGCAGCTGTTTGTGTTCCAAAAGCACCTGCTCCTGCTCTTCCAGTTGGTAAATTTTCACCAGATGCCCAAGTTCCAACAGCTATACCACCAGGTTTAACTGTTTTAAAAGTTCCACTTGTAGAATTGTAAAAGATTGAACCTACCCAACCTGGAGTATCTGGATCTGTTGCCAGCGTTTGTACGCTAAAGCCTTCTAGTTCTTTGTAATTAGCCATTGATTATTTATCCTTTAATAACCAGCCTTGTGTACCGTCCGTATATACTAATGTTAGACCAGCTCTTTCTACAGATACAGTTAAACTTGCTGCAGATCCTTGAATCTTTTCTGCTCCATTAGGAGCTATTGTTAAATTATTTGTGTCGAAGGTTCCTGCGTAATCTATAAAACTTATTTCATCTCCTAAAGTACCTGCTGGTAATGTTGCTGTAAATGCTGCTGAAGTTGTATCACAAAAATATCCTTCACCTGCTACAGCCGTGAATCCTGTTGTCTTAACTGCTTGCCAAGATGTTCCACCAGATACTTCGGCAAATGATAATTGACCAATACCCGTTGTTCCTGAACCAGAAACTGAGTCTACTTTTAAAAATCTATCAGCTGTAACGTTTCCTGTTGGAAATTTTAATGTGTATGATTGACCAGCTGAGTGTGGTGGAGATTGTAATTTAATACCATGTGAGTTTGATTCACAATTTAAAATAATTGTACCAGGATTTGTGTTACCACCTATTTCAACAGCACCTGTACCGTTTGGATATAAATCTAAATCTCTGTTTGAAACTGTAATAATTTGTTGATTGTTTGTATCTAAGTTACCACCAAGTTGAGGTGATGTATCATCTACAACATCTCCACCTGTTTGAATTTGAATAATGTCAGGATTTGTTGCATCATTTGCTGTTGCAAAAAGAATTGCTGTTCCTTTATTTGTTGTTGCAAAAGTAAATGTACCACCACTTCCTGATACATATTTAAACTCAACTGTGAAAGTTCCTGATGTTGAATTTTTTAAAATGTAAAAATTTTCTACATCTAATGGTATTGTTACAATTTGATTTCCTGTAATAACACCTGTGAACTCAATCATTCTAGTTTGAGCTGTTCCCGTTAATGCACCATCTGAAACTGTTAAAGCTGTAGTTTGTGCTCCGCCTGCAATTGATACTGCCGCATATCCACCGAGAATCTGTTCGATAAGATCTAAGTTAGCGTTTGTTTTTGTTCCCCATGTACCAGCATTTTCGCCAGTAGCCATTTTTTCTATACCAAGTGGTGTATATGTTGATGCCATAAATCTCCTATGCTGCTACATCGTTATAACTTGTATTTGATCCAGTTGCAACACTCGAATAGCTAGTATTTGAGCCTGTTGAAACATTACTATAATTCGTATTACTGCCTGTGTCAACATCTTGATAATGAATAATAAATGGTGCTCCTAGTGTAAAAGTTATTGATAAACCAGTTAAACCAACTACTTGATCGGCTGGATCTATTGTTCCAACTGAAGAACTAAAAGATACACCTGATAATCCCATGACTTGATCAACAGGATCTATTGATCCAACAGTCATTGTAGAAGATACACCTGTTAACGGAACAGCTACTGAACCTGTTCCTACTATTAGACCTAAAGTAAATTCTGCTTCTAATCCACCTAAAGTTACATCTTCATTTGGTGCAACTGCTGTGCCTTGAGCTGATGTAATTTCAAAACCCGTAGGTATAATTAATGTTCCAACAAAAGCTATTGGATCTCCTAATGTAGAAGTTATTGATTGACCTGTTACTGATACATCTTCGTTTGGTGCAACTGCTGTACCTTGTGTTGATGTAATTGATTGACCTGTTAATCCTACAACTTGATCTGCAGGATCAACTACACCAATCGCTGATGTAATTTCTTGACCAGAAATATTTGGTGTAACTGCAATATCAATTGTAAGCGAACCTGGTTGAGCTGTAAATTGTGAACCCGTAACATCAAACTCTGCACTAATAACATTTGTAATTGAACCAACATTAAATGTTGAAGATACTCCTGTTAAAGAAATAGAAGCTGTTCCTGATAAAGTTAATGATCCAACGCTTGAAGATATTGATTGACCTGTAAGAGTTACAGTTTCATCTGCGAGATTTCCCCATTCACCAGAACCCCAAGATTTAGCACCCCAACCTGTTGCAAGTAATTCATCCTCACCCCAGTAAGCTTGGCCCCAGGTAAACCTACCCCATCCAGCCATTCTTTACTCCTATGCTAATCTTATGATCGCGTTTGATGCGTCTGCTGCTGGAAACTGAATTGTGAAAGTTCCGTTAGTTGCTGTTTTATCAGAGCCGAAAGCAATTACACAAACAGCATCAGTAGTGCTTGAACCACCATCTGTTGTTGTGTTGTAAATTAATGCGCCGTTAGCTGTGAAAGAAGCTGATGAATAAGTAACATCATCGAAGTCTGTAAATGCAGTTGTTGAAGATAAAGAAACACCTGCATTTGTTAATGTAGCACCACCTGCTGAATAAGCAGATCCTGCATCATTTGTAATTTCATTTGTTGCTGAATAGTCAGTTGTAGCTGCACCTAAAGTTGCTGAACTTGTGTATAATGCAATTTTAAAAGTGTCTCCAGCTGCTGAATCAAAATCGTGTTTACCTTGTAAAAGTTCTTGTTTAAAACTTGAACATATTGCTGATGATATTGCCATAATTTAATCTCCTATTAAGGTGACGTTGAAGGTATAGTTATTCTAACTGTGCCATCCGTATAATCATCTCGTTTACGTCTGCCAAGTTGTTCCATACCAAACTTGTCTAATTCTTGTTTATACTTATTTTCATAAAGTGTCAACATATCCATTGGACCTTTTAAATACCCATATGCTTCACATAAACATGCATATAATAACCCATTTCCAAAGTATTGACTTACATAAGTTGTAGTGTTTGATCCAGATAATCCATCAGGAATAGCTTCATAATGAATTTTAAATACATATGTTGAATCAGGAGCAGGAGATAAAAATAGTCTTCCAGACGTTGTATCTGTTACACCTGTTGCTCCTCCAAACATAGCATAATATTTTGGCATACCTGTAGAAGTTTCTGCAGGAATATATTCTTGTAAATAAGATTCGTCTTTTTTTTCTAACCAAGTGTTAGCACCTGTAGCAACAGATGTTGAGGTATATACTTGCACACCTTTAACAAATAAAGTTTTTGCTGGTACGTTAATTGTTGTTTGACCTGTAACTAAATTACCTGTTGATTGTTTTTTATATGCATCAAGAGGTATATCTCTCAATATTCTCATTTCAGCATTTTCAATAAATTGATCAGTAATAGTAGATGTTAATACATTAGTATCTACTTCTGTATAATTTTGAATTGCTGTTGTTAATGTTGCGTATGTAAATCCTGCCATTATGGTGTCAATGTTATCGGCCCTGCCGTTACAAACATTCCTCCTGAGTTTTCAGTTACAGTAGGAGTTGATCCTATTGTGAACGTATAATTATTTGTACCTGTTACTGTTATACTAAATCCTAATGAATTTTCAAACAAAGTAAAAGCTAATCCTCCTGGAGAACCATCTACATTTCTAAATACTACTGTATTACCAGTAGTTCTACCGTGACTAGGTTCTGTCACTGTAATTGTAGTGTTGCCAGATGTAATATTAAAAGGATTTCCTGGTAACATATTTTCTGTTGCTGGCTCTGTTCTATCTGGTTTTGCCATTGGTAAACCTTCAGGATCAGCTCCGTGTGGTTTTGGTTCTAATTGTGGTTGCTTTGGTTCAAATTCAGAAACGTGAACTCTTGATCCATTCCATTCTTTAACCATTTCTTTATATGGAAAAGCCATACCAGATCGATCTGATATAAATTGTGCGTGTTTACCTTTTGAAAAATTAGACATTACTTCCAACCTTTTTTAGTTAATTTTGGTTTACCTTTTATTAAACCACCTTTAGAATTTAAAGTTCTTGGTTTAATTTTTCCAGGAAGATCTTTAATATCTAATTCTTCAATACGTATAATAGGACCAGTTGGTCTTACTATATATTGATATTTTCCTGGTTTATATTTATTTTTTTTACTAGACATTTGGATAATAATTTTTTGGGGTTATGAAAGAACTAGAAGAAGAACCATCTTCAACTAAAGCTCTTTGTAATTCATCTTCATAATATAATTTTAATTCTTGTGTTCTTTGTGGTTGATATT